CTTACTATCCTTGACAGCAGAACTAATAAGCCTATTGCTCAAAAGGTAAAGGAAGTTGTAAAGAATGTGTCGTTTAAGGGGTATAAAAGCATTCTCAAGACGTTGTGGAGAGCGGGTTTATTACCTTCAGTCCGTAACGGATTATACGGGGGAGAACTGACACAGCGTTCCTTAAGTTTGGAACATCTTGTCGCCCGTACAAAAGGCGGAAGGTCGGAACTTTGTAACCTTGCACTTGCAACAAAAAGAAACAACGAACTCCGAAATGCACGTCCCATAAAAGAGTTTCTTACAAAAGAAATGTTCGATGCTTACTGTAAGCAATTTGAGGGCGTGCAAGTCGGAAGTTTCAACGGTCACAAATACGTTGAAGGCTTAAAACAAACATTAAAAGGTGTATTTGATGCTTAAATTGTCATTCCAAGAAAGAGTAGTCTACGGGTTAATCGTAGAGCACAATCTCAAGGCGGAAGAAATAGCAGAAAAGTTATGTATAACAGTTTCAACAGCCAAAGCGCACATTAATCATATTTTATTCAAGCGTGGCGAAAGAAGCTGTCGAGATATGATATTCAAGTATTATAGGGAGTTATTATCAAATGTTAGTGAAATTAACGAATCAGTTAGAAAAGCTATTAGAGAAGAAGGAAACGACTTCTACGAAAATCAAAGACGTAGCACAAAAGTTATTAGGTTTAATTGAAAAGATTGAAGACCAAATAAAAAGAGCCAAAAAGATTTTGGAGAAAGTAAATGATTGAATGGTATAAAGATAAAGACTGCCAAATTATAACAGATATAGAACCCAAAACAGTCGTATTAAAACCATTGCCGTCTGACAGCAAAGAAGTAAAAAAAGAGAAAAAGGCAAAACCTTTTTTAAACAAAAAAAGAGTTATATTTACTATCTATTATCAGAATGAGCAATATTGCATTTTAATAGAAAAGGGATATCGTTGGAATGGCAGTAATATTCCAAGAGGATTGTGGGCATTAATTGGCAGTATGGAAAATACTCAATACTTAAATGCTTCAATGTTGCACGATTACATTTTGGAACATAAACCATTAATAAAATACAACCGCAAACTATCATCCGATATTTTTTACGGAATGTTGATAGGTAGCGGAGTAGGCAAAACAAAAGCTAAGATAATGCGAAACGCAGTAGATGTATTTCAAAAACTTTTTTGTGATTGGAGAATAAAATAATGGATTTTAGTGTGGAATTAATTTTAAGTTTAGGCATTCAGCTGACAATATTGAGGGCAAGTAATGGCTAATTTAAACTTTTCTCTATCGGAGTTAATCTATTCCGATACTGCAATTAAAAATAATATTAATAATATGCCGGATATATCGGCTTGTGATAACCTCTTAAATCTTATATGGCATTTACTCCAACCAGTTAGAGATAAATTTGGAGCAATAAAAGTTACAAGTGGTTATAGATGTGATAGAGTTAATAAATTAGTTAATGGCTCATCGACATCTAATCATAAACTGGGTATGGCAGCAGATATAATTCCACAAAAAGCAACATTTAAGCAGGTGTATGATTTTATAGTACAATATTTAGATTATGATGAATGTTTTATAGAAAAGAATAGTCAAGGTGTTAAATGGTTACATGTAGCATATCGTAAAGGAAATAATAGAAAAAAACATAATTCAAATTATATAGCTTGACAAAATATATGTTATAATAAATACTATAAAAAGAGGAATTTTTTATGACCACTAAAAAAACAACTGCTGAATTAAATATCGAGATAATCGAGGTGAAAAAAGACGTGGAAACCTTAAAAAAAGAGGTATCAGAACTTAAACCATTACAATTAAGTCATGCAAGACAAGAAGAACAATATAATCACATATTACAGACATTGGCAGAATTGAGAGCGGATGTGCAAGAGTTAAAGAAAAGACCAGTTAGAATTTTTGATTATATTATTACAGTTGTTATAGCAGCAGTAATAAGTTATGTGTTCACTTTTTTAGGAAAATAAAAATGATAGACAAAGACATTAAAAATGAAATGACAGAAATTTTAAAAGATTTATTAGAAGATTATAAAGCTGTCATTAAAAGACTACAAGCTATTATAGTTTTATTGATAATCTTATTAGCAACAGTAGTATTATATTATGGTACACAAGAAGCAACAATAATTCAGAAAGTATCTGCACAAGATACAAGTACAATATCTGATGTAAACAAGGTTTTGCCTGATGTTAAAGGAAATAAATAATTATTTTAAAACCATTTTAAGAACAGAATTTGAAGAAATTTCTGCTGAGATGTTATTGACTGATAAAGAAAAAGAAATGCTTAGATTAAGATATGTAGCAAAATTAGATTATAAATTAATCGCAGATATATTGACCATAAGAGAAAAAGATGTAAAAAACAGATTAATTATTATACGTAAGAAATTGGCAAAATTGCCGATATTTAACAAAGGAAAGTTTGTAGCTGATACGGCAACAGAATATGCTATAAAAGATAAATGTAGGAAATTAGGTAAGTCAAAAGAATACACAGATTTTTGTATAGATGCTTTTGTACATAAATTATCAAGAAAAGAAATGGCTCAGAAATATTGTTTAGAGCCTGATACAATAAAGAAATATAAAAGTATTAGAAGAAAAGAATTAGAAAATTCATAAATACGTCAAACAATACATACTTAACTACACTACCTCGTAGTTAAGTTTTTTTTATACCCATGTAGATACCCTCATTAGTCCCTTATCAAAAGTTATAACTTCGGTTATAACTTTAAAAAAGGAGTGAGAAATGACTTATCCGTATTATCCACAACAAATGCCATTTAGTAAGGTTATTCCTGTTTCAAGTGAAACTGATATGAGTAGATATACTGTTGATTTTAATGGTACACCTACATATTTTTATAACCAAGCAACGAATGAAATATTTGTTAAACAGTTCGATATGAGAACTGGCATGACAAACACTCAAAGATTTATTAAATCTGAAGTAGCTGACGTGCCAAATAACGAACCTAAACTCGATGACACGATAAAAGTATTAGACGAAAGAATTGAAACGATAAATAAGCGTTTAGAAGCTTTGGAAGGAAAGAAAAATGTTAAATAATCCTATGATGCAAGGTATGATAAATCAGATTATGAGTAAGAACCCTCAAGCACGACAATTATATGAAACATTAAGAGGTAAAAGCCCAGCGGAATTAAGACAATATGCAGAAAATGTAGCACAAGGTAAAGGTATAGATTTAAAAAATTTTTTAGAGAGTTATGGTTTCCGCATTTAATTGCGAGGAAGTATTAGTAAAAAAAGGAGATTAAAATGGATGATTTTCAAACAGGCGGCGGTCTTTGGCTGTTCGCAATCCTCGCTTTAATGTGGGGCGGTGGCTTTGGTGGCTTTGGTGCAAATAACTTTGCAAATGCTATCGGCTACGAAAACTTAGCAACTTCAAATGAAGTTCAACGTGGTTTTGATAACCAAAATGCTATGGCAAATCAAAGAGAAATCTTATCTGCTGTAACAAGTGGAACTGCACAATCTGTTGCAGCAACTAACCAAGCATTTCATGACAACTTGAATGTTATTCAAGACAAATATGGTGAATTGACTAGAGATATTTATGGAGTATCAGGACAAGTAGCACAAGCTATTGCTAACCAATCTCAATGTTGTTGCGATACTAAAATGTTAATTCAAGAAACTGCTGCTCAAAACAGATATGATGCTGCTTTGAACACTCAAAAAATTCTTGATACATTGGCTCAAAACAAAATTGAAGCATTACAAGGAAAAGTACAACAATTAGAATTAGCACAAGCCGTTTCAGGTGTAGTTAGATACCCAAGTTCAATGGCATACAATGCAGGAAACTCCCCTTTCTGCGGTTGTAATTCTTGTGGATGTTATGCGTAGTAACTTTGTGAAGGGCAGAAATGTCCTTCACATTTTTAAAGTAAAGGAGTAAAAATGACTTGTAAATGTAATAATGATACACACAGAGTATTAACTGTTTCTTATACAGGAACTGCAATACAATTAACAGCAACAGATACTATGGATATAGGCAACTTAGAAAGATTTAATTTAGTAGTATGTAAACCTGTATCAAGTTTAGTAACCGGTGAACCTGTACCTGTTAGCATAACAGTTAATGGAGTTACAGATATACCGATTAAAAATGCTTTTGGATTACCTTTAATGAGCAATGTAGTTCCTTATGGGAAAACTTGTGGTCGATATGTAGTAGATAGTTCAGGTGAAACTCCTGAAACTTATGTAATCTTAAAAACACCTTGTTATGCTTGATAATCTTAATACTTTTGCTAACTTGATACAAATTGCAAGTTACCAAGAGTTACTTGAACAAGCAAACAATGATGACATTATGACCGAGTTGCAACACCAAAACAAAGCGTTTTTGGAACAGATACTTAAAAATCAAACCGAGATTTTAAATCGGTTAGAAAGGTTAGAAAACAATGGCAACTATTGAAGAAGCAGAAAAAATATATGCTCAAAAGAAGTTGGAAAATCCTAACTTTGATACATATTTGGTAGAAAAGTTCAAAAAAGAAATGCCTGATGAGTATATAGAAAGTATGTTAATTGAAGAACATGGACACCATATATACGACAAAGAATTATATGAAGAAGCAGTTAGTTTGTTAGACTGGATAAATGGTTCGGGTAAAGGTGCAAAGTGGTCAGTAGATGACATAGCAAGATTATCAGGCATAAACTTCAATGATAAGACATACACAAAATATGACTTTGCATATTGGGTAAATATGAAGTGGTCAGATTATTGTAATGTATTCACAGACCCGGTATATTATTTCAAAATATCTGTGAATGACCTTGAGGATATAGATTTTCCTGACTGTTATGAAGCAGATGAAAGAGCATATTATAATGCAAAGAAACGTATAAAATACTTTGGATAAAAAAAGACCGCTCGTAATGAGCGGTTTTCTCTGCATTTTATGTGTTAGTTTCTTTTTTTGAATAAGAGTAGTGTAATACAAGCAAGAAGGGTAATTAATATTATAGTAATACATGAAACAGAAAAATAATATTGTGGTGCGGTCATGCCAACACTATGATTTATCAAATCAATAGTTTGCTCCTGACCTGTTTGTACAATATGTTGATTTATCATTTACTAGAAATCCTTACATGTTGATAATTATAATAAGGTTTATCTGCATTAAAATTAAAATCGTAATTTCTAACTTTAATTACATTCCCCTTTTTATCTTCTTCCTTATTTAATAATCTTTTCACAAATTCTTCTCTAGTCATAAATATATTTTACCATATATTCATTTGCATCTTTAACATTATTATCTTTTAAAAATTTTCTGTGGTCTTTGATGAACGGAAACTCCTTAATAACCTTCTCTGTCATTGTGTCGCCTGCTTCATCGTTGTCCAAGCATAATAATATTTCTTCAAAATTATTATACCTTAAATCTTTAATTGCTTCAAGTGTTCCATTTACTCCGTTAGAACACGTTACTATTGTTACTTCTTCTTCTTTTTTGCTGTCAGAAGCCATTTGGAGCATACAGTAAGCATCTAAAAAACCTTCCATAACTATACAAGTTTTATTCTTTGGTTTACCCCATACCCAAGCAAGACAGCGTGGAGTGTCTTTTTCTCGCCAAATTCTTTTTTCATCAAAGTTGCCGCTTCTGTATTCAAAGCCAACAATTTCATTTCTTGAATATATCGGTATTACCCACTTATCAACAGCAAAGTCATAGCCGAGACCGACTTTTTTAACCGTTATAGGATTTATTTTTCTTTTTTTGTAAAGATAATTAAGTGCTTTTTCAGGTAAATCACTTTCAATAACTTCTTGTAATTTATCAGCACATCGTTTACTATCCCATAAACCTGTTATTTCTTCTATGCCATAGCGATAAAAAGTTTCTTTATCACCTAATAGCATAGCGTTACATATATCTTGATATAACATATAATCTTGTTGATTATTAATATATTGTGGTATATGTGCCATTTGTTTTTTCTTCCTCTTATTTATTTCACGTAACACTTCTTTTGCGTGTGTATCATCTCTGAAACACCACAGAACTCCTTTTTGTTCATTGTATCTTAAATTGTCTTTGTCATAATCATTACTACAATAAGGACATTCCCAAATCAACTCATGATTTTGTTTTTTACGTGGTTGTCCTAATATGTCAATAATATCTTGTTGCTCTATCATAAATACCTCTTTTTAAGAAAAAGGGTGGCAGGACATAGAAATATCAGATAAACGCGCCACCCATAGATGTTCACAAAGTTTAATCAAATGGAGTTGCTTTTTTAGCAGCGGTTTTTTCATACTTTTTATACCCACTATTATTAAATGGGAATTTAAGAAAATCGCTGTCTTTGTCTTTAACTACATTGATATACAATGTTTTCCCCAAAACATCATCCTTGCTAATATCTTCTGTCGGGAAGTTCTCCCCATCTGCCAAGTCAATAGCCGTCAAAAAAGCCAATGTCTTACTTGCTGCTTTACCATTAAACATTAAGTTGTCGCAAACTTTTATGCCGTCTTTGCTTTCCACTTTCACTTGCCAATAATCATTACCTGCTTGTGAAGTCTTTTCGTTTATTTCATAAACTTTAAATAAATATTCACCAGGTTGTGCTGATGTAGTTTTTTGTGCATCACTTGAAAATCTCATAGTTTTCTCCTTTCACGTTTTTTACCCAATATTTTTTCCAAGTTTTATAATAATTTGATATTTTGAGCCAGTTGATAAAGTCATCAACTAACTTTTCTAACTGTCCGTCTTGATAAACATAGTCTTCTTTATAACATTCTTCATTCACCAAGTAGGCAAAGTTTTTGATACCGGTGCAATATGGATAAACAAGGTGTTGACTTGTTTTCCCGTATTTACCTATCTCATAATTACTTGTGGTTTTAATGTCATATATCCAGTTAGGTTGCAAAACATCAATTATGCCTAAAATCATTATGTCTTTATATGGTCTTGCAACCTTAACCTGATACTTGCCTTCCTTAACGTATTCATTATAGAGAGGTTTATTGCCTTTATATACTTCATCTTCAAACTCTATACCTTTTAACATAGCCTCTGTTGTCTGTTGTGGCTTACGTTCAAGGTAATCAATAAAATTGTCTATATTGTCATTTTGAAGTGCGTATAACCAGTTGTTTAATAATGACGGACTTATGTAATTCCACATTATTCAAATACTCCTTTTTCTTCGTTATATGTCATTTTTGTTGCTTTCTTTAATTCTTCAAACAAAGTCATTTTAGCGTGAAGTGTAAGATTTTTTATTTCTTTAATCTTTGTCAACGCTTCGTTTGCATCAGCAATAGTCTTAATTATCTTTCTGCCTTGTTCAAGCAGACCGTCTTGAAGTTTTACCTGTTCACTTTCTTGTTTTCTGCGATTAATTGTAGGCTCGATAATTTCTTTTGTTAAAAAGTTATTTTCATCGCCTTTATTAAGTGTCGGTATCTCAACATAATCTGTTAATTGTATTGAGTTCTTAGCATAAAATCTTGCGCTCGGTGAAAAACTTATACTTCTTGTTTTACCAAGCATTTCACAGTAACCTAAGAAGTCAAGTATTTTAATAATATCTTTTGATGTTGAACCGGCAACATCCATTCTGAATACTTTTGTTTCTCCGTCTTTATCTTCGGCTTGATGTGAAACAAAGATTAAGTTTTTATTCAGTGCCTGTAATTTCATCTTCAAATTTTGAAATTCTTGTTTTATAAATCCCCAAATCTTAATGTTATAAGTACCACCTCTTGTGATAAGTGCTTTGTCTTTATCTGAAAAATATTTTAGCATAAAATTTACTAACTCACCTAAGGTGTCAATTACAATTGTTTCATAATCTGACAAATCTTCTTCCAAAACATCTAATATGTCTTGATAAGATTGTACCTGAACAACGTCTGAACGATATTCAGACTGTACTCTGTGAATACCTCTGTCGGTGTCTAAAAGTAATGGTTTTGGTGCTGACAATGCCAAAGTGGTCTTTCCGATACCAGGAGTGCCATATATGCACCCTACAATAGTTTTAGGTAATTCTACCTCTGTTTTCTTTTTGATTAAACTCATTGATTTTCTCCTTAATAGAAATGTGGCTTTTGCTGCCACCACGCTAAAACAAAAGCCACATTATTAAACTTTATTTTCGTGGTGGTCTTAAACATTGTATAATAAGAATATTTTTTTGTCAATCATTTTCTTACAACAATAGGCATAAGTACGTGTATATCTGTATCTGCGGTAATAACTATAGCTTTGTCCGGTGTATTAAATCTAAATAAAACTTCTTCCGCATCCAAATTTTTTAAACAATTAATCATATAATTAATGTTAAAACCTATTTCTATAGGTTCATCAGTATAGTTTATTTTAATTTCAGTATACCCCTCATTGTCAGAACTCATAGCAGACAATTTAAGAGCATTTTTTTCAAATTTGAATATACAAAGACCTGTTCTATCTTCAACCGCTGTTAAAATTAACGTGAGTGCGTTTAAAATTGATTTTTTATTTACTCGTACATCATGTTCATAACTAATAGGAATTAATTGTTTATATGGTGGAAATTCACCATCAAGAATATTACTTGTTAATGTTATATTACTTCCGCTAAATCTGACTTTATTTTTGCTCACACCAACAAATAACTCATATTCAAAACAATTACATATTTCTTTTGCTACATTTTCAGATATAACAATAGGTTTATCTGAGCATGTGCATTTACCTACAGACATAACATTCCCATCTGTTGTGCATATTTCATTAACATTAAGTAATACACCGGATAAGACATTATTAGTATATTTAGCACAAGCAAATAATCTTTTTTCTAAAGTTTTAATAAAATTAGGTGCATCCAATTCCATTAATTCAAATTCTTCTGTATCTTTAATAAAATCTTCATAGGCAACTGGTATTTTAAACCGGGACTTGCCACATTTAATAACACCGTCATTAAAACTTAACATACCGTCTAATTTACTAACAACCTCATAGAATTTTTTAGCATTAATTAGTGTATCTTTATTGCCCTCGACATTATCAGCATTAAGGTCATAGGTCATAGTTGTTATACCGTTAGTCGTTGAAAGTCTTATCATTTTGTCTTTTGCAGATATTTGTAAGAACCGGAATACTTGCACTTCTGTTGCAGTGTTTCTTGCCAAGTTAGACAATGCTTTTGCCAAATCTTTTGCATCAATTTCAAATCTCATTTTAATCCTCGCTTTCTATATAACTAAAACATATATCATTTATATTTTTAGGTGGTGTGTTAAATGTACAAATAACATAATCACCGTTTCTATGTTTAGATAACACATATTCGATAATTTGATTTTGATATATTGTTCTGTAAATACCTTTTCCTTTATTATCAACAATGTGTCCTTTTCTGTTGATACTTTGTTGTTTTATGCCGTTTTGTATTAAATAATCAACATCAGGCATTTCACAATTATATCTTTCTTTAAATCTCTTTATTGCATGTTCGCTAATACATTTCATTTTTTAAACCACTCAAAATCCAAATTGTATTTTGTCATAATTAAACTTCGTGCTATTTTTTCCATTGTTTGATGTTGATTTTCATTCCAATATAATGTTTCTATGGTTTCATAATTATTCGTTTGTAAAATTATCAAATGAAGTAACTCGTGGACTAATATATGTTCGTGGGAGTGTTTACAAATAGCATCGCTATTTATTGTTTTTAAAATTCTAATTTGAGCAGTTAAATATTCCCTGCGATAATCAACCTTTCCAGCACATTCAACTTCGCCATCTATATCATCAACTAATGATATTTTTATTACCCAATCATTAAGAAACAATCTTGTTTGCCATTCTTTTAAATATTTTTTTGCTTCGTTTTCATCTTTAAATTTTATTATCGGTGTTTTCATTCTTCCTCACTTTCTAAAATAACTTTAACTGTCTTTTATTTTCTTTTAAACTTCTCATTATTATTTGCTTTGGTAAAAAGTTGTAACAATAGTATGCGGAGCTGAAATTTATCTTATCTACTTCCGCATTTTTATATTTAATTCTTCTATCGAACATAAGTAATTGTAAATCTCTTTCAGCCCATAACTGTTTAGGTGCGGAGTCATTGAGCCAAGCAAGTGTCATAAGTAAACAATATGGTTTATTAAAGCTGTTAGCTCTCTCAAATATCTTTCTCTTATTACTAAAAGGCGGATTACTTATAATTAAGTCCCACTCTGTAGGCTCATATTCATAAAAATCCTGTCCTGTTTTTATATGAGAATAAACAATTTTATAACCAAACTCGCTAAAAACTTTAACAAACTCGCTTTCTTCCGTATCAAAAGGCATCCATATCACTTTATTTTTAAATGGTTCTGCAAACTCTAATAGCGGTAATACAGCATATTCAGGTGTATAATACTCATCATTCATTATCTAAGCTCCTTTTAAACTCTTCAAACTCATCAGGATATAATACCCTCGCTATACCACCTGCTTTTTTGATTTGTTCTAAATGATACAGTTGCAACTCAGATGGCTTATTAGGGTGGTCTTTTAATTCTACCCCTATAAACTTACCTTTGTAACAAATAAGTCTGTCAGGCGTTCCCCTACTAGCCCCAGAATTGCCTTTTGTTATGTATGCTCCTATTGACTTCATGTATCTTACAAAACTTCTCTCAAAACTTCTCTCATCTTGCATCAGCGTATAACCTTTCTGTGAAATCTGCTCCTTTTTCTAATGATTTATATATTTTATCTTCAACAGAGTTATCGCATATTAACCTATAATAGTAACAAGGTCTTATCTGATTAATACGTCTTATCCTAGCCATACTCTGTACGTAGTTATCACAAGATAAACTAGGCGTGAAATATATGATTTTATTAGCTTTTTGTAAATTTAAACCTTGTGATGCGGCTTGAAAGTTAAGTAAAGTAACTGAGTTATCATACTTATCATAGTTAGTTAAGTCTTTTTCATCACCTGTAACAACTGATATAGGCTTGTCTGTTAGCCCTCTTATTACTTCTATTTCTTTCTTAAAGTTACAAAAAATAAGTAATCTATCCTCAGTTGAGTTGATTAAATCCTTACACAGCTCTATCTTATGCTTGTTGTAATGTCCGCATAACATTCTAGCGTATATCAATTCAGATAATAGACTATCGCCTATCAGCTCATCACCGTCTATTGTTATTACTTTATCCTTTAAAAACCTATCATATTCAGGTATAACAGGACAGCTAACATCTATAATATTCTTTTCCGGCAAGTCTAATACATCATCAGTACGTACAAAATGCGTTCCGTAGTCTATCATTATACGTTTTAATTCTTCTGTGTTCTTGGCTCCGACTGGTATTTTAAGCGGATAGCTCCCATAATGATTAGGTATTTCACGTGTTACGACGTATCTATCCCAGAATGATTTCTTTGTTATCTTATACCCTAACAGATTAACAATCGTATGCAGATTAAATATCTTGCCTTTACTGATACTTCCGCTCAATAATATCAAGTTTTCAGGGTGCATCCTCATTATAGCTTTAGTACGTTTAGCACTCCAATTACTTAATGCTGTAGCTTCATCACATATCATTAAATAGTTATTAAGTGATAATATCTCAGGTCTACGCCAAATTAAATCATAGTTAATGAGTATAACACCCTTTTGTAGTTTAGCTTTAGGCTTTGTGTAATCAACAATATTATAATCATAGTTATCTCTAAAGTGCTTTACCCATTGAGGTATCAGGCTCTTAGGAGCTACAACTATAATATAATCAATATCACCATAAGACTTAATAGCCTCTGTACTAGTCCAGGTCTTGCCGCTGCCCATCTCGTGAGCAAGTAAACACTTTTTAAATGGTCTTATAAACTCTAAGGCTTCTTTTTGATGTCTGTATAATTCCATTAATTACTCCTCATCAACTGATACCCCTTACTGTTCGGAGTGTCGCCGCTGTAATCAAATACTCTGTAACCATAAGTAGATACAACTTCTTTAATTTCTTCAATATGTTCATCAAAGAACCGTTTGAACTTATTATTACTTACTATATTTGTGTTTCGTAACTCTGTACGTGTTATTATCTCGTCTGCGTGGTCTATCATATATTGAGCATATAGTTCAATTTCTGACGGTTTTCTCTTTTCAATTATTGTTTTCAATGACGGTGCAATATCTTTATAAAAACTTATTGCCATATCAACATATTTACTGCTTACAACTATTGCAAGCGGATTATCAACGATACTATAAACTACCGCCAACTTCGTTATTTTCCAAAAACTCTCTTTGTGCTCTAACTTAATAATAATGTCGTCTTTGGACTTGTTAAAATAATCAATACACTCGCACTGATACTGATACAATTTTTCTTTTGCTTCCTCTGACAACTGATAAACAGTTCCCGCTTGTATTTTATTAAACATATCTTCAAATCGTTTACTCAATTCTTTTGCCCTGTAAAAAGCATCGTCTTTTTCTTCCGGTCTCTTTGGATATGCCAACTCTCTGCTTTCATTTGACGGCATATAAATAAATGAACGTCTCGCCATACCTGTTTTAAGAGAAGTCAAATAATAATCTTTAATCTTCGGATTAAACAAGTTTTCAAAATCTGTATACATAAGGACTTGAACCGGAATATTTTTTATAGTTTCTCTTTTGCTGTCACCTGCAATAATACTCGGTGCAAAACTGCCCTCGTACACGTCTTTTAACTTCTGATACAATTCTTTTTTACTCTGATTACCGCTTACTATGTTGTCTAAATAATCGCCCAACTCACCAATACGGATAAATAAACTGCCGCATTGTATGTTGTGCATCTGACGTGCTTCTTCATATAATCCCGTATAATTCGGGTTCATAAGTTCAAGATTAACAACACGCATACGGTTTATTTCTTCTTGTATTTTTTGTTCTTCTCTCTTGCCTGTACGTGTTAAGGACTGCTCCTGTTCGTACTGTATTTTATATTCTTCAACATTTTTTTTGAGCCATTCTTCAACAAAAGGCAAAAAATAGTTATTGATACAATCAACCGCAAAGTCTTTATTAGCACCGGAGTTCATAAAGTTCATACCATAGTAGGCAAGTGTTCTCGGTACAGAATTATTATACTGCTTAAATGACACACTCTTTAAACTTACAAGGTGTGCAATTTTAGCATTGAGTATGTTTAATAATGCCAATTCCTCAACATTATCTGTCATTTCTTTTAAAGTTTTTACGCTCTCTTGTATTAATTGTGGTATCATAATAAACTCAATTCAATATCTATCTTTTTTAATTCTCTTAACAACTCATCTTTACGGTCATGCAGTGCTTCCGAATAATCTAACTTTTGTTTTTCCGTCATCTGATATTTTGGCAGTACGTACTGTCTAAAATATTCAATTTGTTCATCTCTTGTCATTCTGAACCTCTTTTAAAATTTTAATAACTTTTTCAATGTCTTTTTGATAGCAAGGCAAATCCTCGTCAAAATAACATCTTTGCTTTAAAAGATTTTCTAAAATTTTAATTGCTTTAATCATCCAATTACCTCATTTATTTTGTCTATGATTATATTTTGCAAATTATCATCACTTATGCATAATTCTTCACAATCATCACATATTGGACATTCATCACAACTCGATACTTTGGAAGATTTACAAATTCCCCTTATTTTTTCAAGTGCTTGTTTTAGCTCTATATATTTATCCAAATAAAAATATTCGTATTCTTTCAACTCTGCATTTTCTTGCTCAAGAGCCATAATAATATCAGTTTTTTCTTTGCACTCTTCTTGAAGTCTGTGTATTGTTTCCTTTTGGTCTTGTATTATGTCTTTTTCAATTTCCATTATTCGTCCTCCTTAAATAATGTAAAACTCATTCTTCCCCCTCTAGTACCCATTCAAGATTTTTTATCAATACCGACTTTACATCTTTTAGGGTGATTACTCCTATTTTTTCTTTACTACCAAAATGGCTTATTTTAAGTCGTTCTATTAAATTTCTTATTTCTTCTTCACTACGCATTGAGTTCCTCCAATATTTCTTTAGCCAATTCGCATCTGTGCTTACTCTGTACACCGTGGATTTAATTCCACTTCTGATTTGCACTCACTGTAAGCATTTTTAGTCATTGTATTTACTCCAATATTCGCAATTTTTTTCTTCGCATTCTTCGCAGTTTATTCTATACCACTGGGAATATTCTCCGCCGCCTTCGTACTCGTAACCGCTTTCAATAATTGTAGGTTCACACCCTCTATAATATTCCTCTGCTTGATTTTCAAGCCAATTGTCGTAACTCATTGTGTGCGCTCCTTATAATAGGCTTGTTATTGAATGGCTATGATTAAATAATGCAATAATTATTGCGCCTATTGTCAACCAACTAACAACATTTGACCAAAACAATATTTTTATTATTAACGCAATCTGCTTTAGTGCTTGTTTGGTATTTATTGCCAACAAGTCAATACTTTTTTCATGATGTTCAAGTCTTGAACATATAGCCATCAACGGATTTTTTAAAACTTTAAATGCTTTCAAATTAACTACTTTATTCATCCTTTACTTTCCGGGCGGTATGTCGAGCAACAAAACATTTGAACCGCCCTTTTACTTAACTTCGTTAAGTAAAAAATCTGTTTTACTACCTCTTTTTTGTTGCTCGATGTAACAATATTACATCAATCTTTTTTTTCTGTCAAGGCATATTGTCTAATTATCGCCAAATAAGCAATAAGCCTTTGTTTTTCCTCTTTGGTGCATCTTACGGAAAACATTTCGGTTAGATGTCGCCCCTTAGGTCTGCCTCGTTTCATTCTTTTACGCTCCTAATTTTATTAACAAATCTTGTAATTTTTCTTGATAATTTGTTATTGTATTTACAAATTTCCTGTGTTTGTATTCGTTAAATGTTTGCATTTCTGCCAAAATTGCATTACACAACATGTTTTTTTCTTTTTTTGTTAATTTAATCATTTTTTACCGCCTTTCATTTTAATAAATTCCCGTAAAATGTCCATTTTGCAACCCATCTTTTAATATCATTATCAAAATACATTATGTAAGACCGTTGTTTATAATGCCCATCCATGTTGAAGTTCCAAAAATCACCCTCAACACCATTTAAAAAGTGTTTTAATTCAATCATTTTTACACTTCCTCTAAAATTTCATATTCACCGATTAACATGCCTTTTTCATAAGGGCAATAAATACTTTCATTTTCAAAATATACGTTTTTTAAATATAATTTATTTATCTTTTTTAATTTATTACAATAATCTTTATAAGCATTCTGTGAATAACAATTGTTTTTATATTCTCTAAATATTGCTTTTTCTTCCTCATTTAATTGCCTAAAATTCGGTTGATATATTTTAAATTTATTACCGTCAAATTCAATTAAATTTTTATTTTGAGGATATTCCAAAAAACACCCATTCATATAAAATCCTGTTGTATTAACTTTGTTAATAGTTCTTATTGTGCCTACTGTATTAGTTTTTACGATTTTATTGAGTGTTTTTATTTTTGTTCCTACTTTTAATGTTCTTTTAAATTCTGCGAATGTTTTCATTTTTACACCTCTTTTCTTAATTTATCGAACATTACAACATTATTTATAATATTTTCTATGCTTTCCATATCATAAACAAAATGATTAAATTTTCCGCTAAATTCATTAAAATTAAATATTTCTTTTAACTTTTTAAAGCTTTCTTTATTTTCAAATCTTGTAAAAACTGAATAAAATTTGCATGTTCTTGTCGGTTTTTCTATTTTTAAATACCATTTTGTATCTAAATTTTTTAAATAAATTTTATAATCGTAAGCAACATCATCTTTTGTTTTTTCTAGTCCGTATTTTTTTATTATTTGTTTCATCTTTTTACACCTCAAAATTAACTAATATCATGCTTTTAATCCTCATCAAATAATTCCCTGCAAAAATCCTCAAATATATCTAATGTTTCATTATTGTCTACATTAGTACATTTTTCTTTTAATTTTTCAAAATCATCTTCAGAAATATCTTCTTGCAATAAATCACACATAATAAAATGTAAGCAATAATTAAGCATAATATCATCTAAATTTTTATATAAATTATCTGTATAATATACATATTGCCCCATCATTATCATTCTAGGAATATCAGGTTTTGAAGTATCACAAAGCCCCTGTGAAATAGCTTCTTCAACCCACTCATAATTGTCGGGTAACCATTTTAAAAGGTCGTATGTGTACACATCAATATTATTATCTGCAATATAGGATATAACATCACATATATATTGATTACCACCATAATCACAAAAATTATCCCCACATTCACCTATGTTTAAATCTTTTTTTAAATCTTCTACTTTTAACATATTATTACCGCCTTTCGTTTTATCTGATAATTTAACTATAGCACTTTGTTAATTTTATGTAAACATTAAATCGTACAAAAAGAGGAGATTTACTCCTGTAAATACTTGCAGGAGTAAATAAAAATTCATGTTTACAAAACTTAATGTTACGAAAACTTCATTAAGTATATACTAGGTTGGGTGGGTGTAAACCATTGCTATGACTAAAACTTCTTTAAAATTCTTCAAAATTATCAGTATATACGAATTTTGGGAAACACACTCACAGAGTGTGTTTACACTATATAATTTTATTAAAATTATTAAATTATTATTATTATAATATTATTATTATAATATATGTATAAATTTGCCTTAAACACTTGCTACGCAAGCGTTTTCATGTGATTTTGTGAAAAATTTTAACATAAAAAAATATACTTTTTAGCAAAAAATCGGCGAATTTTTCAAATTTAAGTCAGGACAAGCGTTTCGGGCGAAAAATGGCAAAAAAATTTGAGAATTTTAAATATAGACTGCGTTTCGGGCTGATTTTGAGCCGGAAAACGTTGATTTTTCGTTGATGAAATTTTTTGCTTGTTGAAAATTTTTTGTTTTTTGATAAAATAATTATATGATTTTTGAATTATGAATAATTTAATCGAAAATTTAACTCCTCACGAAGTTCTATTTAGAAAGCTTTTTTATTTGGGTTTTCCGCAAGAATTTCAAGGTTTTAAGATTATTTATGATTTTAAAAATTATGATGCGGATATAAAATATAACGGATTTTTAGTTAATAAAATAAGGATTTTAAAAAATTTATGCCAAAGTCAGATGGCTATAAAAATTTAATAAATCTTGCCAATGACAGGGAAAAAGCACGAGAAATAGGGAAAATTGGCGGCGTTAACTCTGGCATTGCAAAACGCAAAAAAAAATTATTAAAAGAAACAATTAACGAGTTTTTGTTAGCTGCTAATCCTGAAACCGGGAATGCTTTTCAGGTTGATTTAGTAAACAAATTGATTGAGCAAGTTTTAAAAAAGGGTGATGTTAATGCGTTTAATTCTTTACGTGATACAGCAGGACAGAAGCCCAAAGAAGATATCCAAACCGTTGTTATGCCTGTTATAAATATCAAAGGATTATAAAGTTTGTTTTTACATAATAACTATTATAACTATATATCGAAACGATAGAAAATATGGAATTTGACTTACTACCAGCGCAAAAAGAATTTTTTATAATACCGGAAAGCAACACAAGCGGGCGGGATGTTGCACTGTACCAGGGCGGATATGGTAGCGGAAAAACTTTTGTCGGCGCTTTAATGGGCGTGTGTTTGTGTATGAAGTATCCGGGAATAGTTGGGCTTGTTGGTGCGCTCACATTCCCTTTGGTGCGTGATACAACATTGCGGCAATACCTGGAGCACCTGGACAATATGCAGTTTGTTGATGGTGTGCATTATGAATATAAAAAGGCTGAGGAAAAACTAATATTCAAAAACGGCTCCGAAATACTGTTCAGACACTTGCAGGAGCCGAACAAGCTAAAATCATTAAACTTAGGCTTTGTTGAATTGGAAGAAATGTCAGATATCCCTGAAAGTACGTTTAAGATGCTGTTGTCAAGGCTTCGGCAAACAATCAAATCCGATTGGGCAGAAAAGGGTTTTAAATATAGACTATTTGGACACACTAACCCCGAAGCAGCAAAAGGCTGGATATATAAATATTTTGTGCAGCAGAAACCCGACAATTACAGGCTGATACAAGCCCCTACAACGCAAAACAAGTTCCTTGCGCCTGATTATGTGGAGAGTTTAAAACAGATATATGATGCTGAGTATTACAGAATAAATGTACTTGGCGAATTTGGCGATTATACAAGCGGACTTGTGGTTAAAGGTTTTAGCGATGAAAATATACAGGCTATAACATACCAGCCCGACATGCCGTTACATATAACTTGCGATTTCAATGTAGGCACGATGATGTGGTGCCTGGCGCATAAAACAGTTGATAAAGTGTTTTATTTTGACGAGGTAGTGCTGGAAGATGTAACGACAGAGGACACGATACAAGAGGTTATTCGCAGATATCCTAACCACAGGGGCGAAATAATAATTAATGGTGATGCTGCGGGGCAGTTCAGAAGCACACAGAGCGAGCGTGACAACTATGTTATTATGTTGAACGCACTACGCAGACACTATAAGTACAATGTAATAAAGAAACACATCAGACCTGGTAACCCGCCCGTTAAGCGCAGAATAGCAGGTTTTAATGCGTTGGTAAAGGACTATAACGGCAATAGGCGTATTTACGTCGATAAGCGGTGTAAGTGGCTGTTATATAATATCTACAACTTGAAATATAAGACTGGGACTGATATAATAGACTTACCGACACCGCAGAGGATAAAGGACAATAACGATGACAGATTTTTGATGCACATATTTGACGCAGCGAGTTATTTAACGGAGTATTATTTTCCGTTAAAGATAGAAAATGTGTTATAATTGGTATAAAAAAGGAGTAATATTGTGCCAATAATAGAGGAAGAAAAGGAAAACAAGTTTAAGAAGTTAAGTCGTACCGATAGGTACGACTTGGCTAGTAAGATTTCAGGCTGGTGGGGAGATTTTCAGGACAAGAGGGCATCACAGCTTGACACAGCTAGCATATTAAGTAAGTATATTTACTTAAACCAGTTAGACCGTAACAAGAGTGCCAAGTGGAAGGCGAACATCAAGGAGAATAAAGTATTTACGACATACGACAGTATGAAAAGTGTGATGTGGAAAGAGATATGGTCAAACGAAGGACAGATGTTTGATGTTGTTGGTATGTCTAAGGAGTATGAGGAAGTTGCAGAGGAGCAGAAGCAAGCGATAGTGCATGCGTTAAAGATAATGGATGCAGGTGTACAGTTTGATTTAGCCACTGATTACTGGATGTTATACGGAGACTTTATATACAAGACGGACTGGAAGCGCAGAAGCAAGAAGGTCAAGAGATTTGACCAGTATGCCGGTATGGTAGAGCAGGAGATACCGTTAGAGGACAATGCTAACATAGAGGCGATAAACCCTATGTTCTTTAACTTTGATGTAACGAAGTACAAGTATGGAGATGATAAGAGTTGGGCGAGTTGTCCTAAGATATTCAAGCGGTTTGCTACGGTAGAGGAGATACAGAGAAACCCGCTCTATACGCTGACGAAAGAGCAGATACAGGAGTTAGAGGACAGTAAGGAAACGGATGTAATAGACAAAGTAGATGACAGTAACCTTGCTAAGAAGAAGAAGTACGGCAACCAGTACGAGGTGTTATATTTACATGGTGATATAAAGTACAACGGAGTGTTATACAAGAACATAGTAGCAGAGGTATTTGCGGGGAGATTTTTGATATATTTTGATGAGAACCCTGTGTATATATGTCCGTTTGTATATGATTGTACGATGATAGACCCTGAAACGGGTCGTGGGGTGTCGCCTTTAAAATCTATATTAGAGATGTGCGAGTGGAAAGAGGAGTTAATTAACAAGGCTGCGGACATAGCGACATTGAACAGTAATCCGCCGGTATGGGCAAACGAGACATTTTTAAAAGAGAAGTATAAGAATGGTTGTGTAGATTATGAGCCTGGCAAGGTGTACGAGTATGACAACAGTTACAATGGTGGGTTCCCGCAGCCGATAAAGTTTGATGCGAGTGGTATTGCTGACATAGTAGGTATATTGGCAAATGACATAAGTGACGCATCGAGTATAAATGCTAACATTATGGGTAATGTAGAGCAGGGCAAGAGGACAGCAACGGAGATGCAGTTGGCACGCAATGGAGCGGACAGTCGTGTTGCTATGAAACTGGATAAGATATATCAGATAAACTTAAAGGTAATAGAGAACATAGCTGAGTTGTTGGCTATGTTCAAGACACAGCCTGAAATATTGCTAATAAAGGACAAAGGTGAGAGAAGGGCTGTTGAGATAACAAATGCGATAAGGCAAGGGTCATATTATTACGTATATGAGGACAGAAATGCGCTTCTAGACAGGAGAGCGAAGTTTCAAGAGGCATTTAGTATGTTAAATGCGGCAGGTAATAATCCTGAGTTAGCACAAGCGATAGACTGGATAGAGGCATTGAAGACAGGGTTAGAGATGACAGGGTTTGACAATCCTGATAAGTTCTTTAAGGATGCGACACCGGTTGACCAGGTGGCAGAGTTTATAAAACAGTTGCCTGCTGAGTATCAGCAGATGGTATTACAACAGATACAGCCGATGTTGCAACAGATTGCTGTTGCAACACAAGGGGGAAATAATGCAGAAGCTAGAGGAGTTGGTGGCACTGTTCCTGCGGGAGAACAAGCGCAACCAGCACAAATGTAATTTAGTAGAGTATTTAGAGAAACAAATATGTAGGTATGCTAGGCAGGATAACAGACCTAGTGAACAGATAAAAGGCATGAACATCTTGTTAAGTGATATAATAATGTTAGATGACAGGGTGTTCGAGAGTAAAGGAGAACACAAATGAGTGAAGAAACAATTTCAACTACTTCAGAAGTTGCAGAAGTACAGACTACTCCTGATGCTGTAGAAGAAACTCAATCGGTTGTTGAGCAACCGACTACTGAAGTTGAAACTACGGCAGAGGAACCTGTCAAAGCGGAAACTGAAACTGAAATTACGAAGGACTGGGAAAAGATTGCTAAGGACAATCAGGCATCTTTTACGAGGGTATCACAGGAATTAGCGGAATTAAAGAAACAAATTGAAGCTAATAAACCGAAAATTGCTGATGACAATGGTAAAATGACACCCGAGTATGAGAAAAATTACAGATTTGCGGTTGATAATCGTGAATTTTTGACTTATGACAATTTAGCACGTCAATTAGAGCCTGAAACGAGGGCAGAAGTCGAAAGATTGTTACGAGAAGCACAAAATTTGTACAGTCCGAACAACAAAAAGGCATATGAAGCTAAGATGGCAGAGGTAAAGGACTATTTTAGAGCCGATATTGTAGAACAAGTTGCATTAGATAAGTTAAATTATGAAAATCAGATGCAAAGTGAGTTTGAGAAAGAGGTTTCTAAGGTAAAACAGGCTAAAGCAGATGAGATAGCAGCACAAATAGAAGGTTTACCTGATGTTAAAGAGCTTGTATATGCTGATAGTGAGAACTATTCACCCGAAGTTTTTGGCATTGTTAAGCAGATGTTTGACTTAACAGGTGGAATAGACTTAGATATGACACAGAAAGCCATAAGTAAGATAAAAGAACTAGGTGTGAAAGAGTATCTTGCTAAACAAAGTGTCGAGAAAGAGGCTGAAAAGGCACAAGTACCGACAGGTGAAGCGGTAATTGCCGCAGAAGATGGTGGTTTGCCATCGAGGGCTGAACTTGTAGCAGACAGAGGTTTATACAGAAAGGCTGTTGAAAAGTATGGCTCTGAAACGATAGATAATATAATAATGAAAGGATAAAAAAATGACAGATATAGTAGTTTCAAACGGTGGGTTTACCCCCGAGTTATTTTCAGAAAAAGTAAATATTAACCTTGATAACTATGGTGCATACAATGATATTGTAAACCGTAAATATGAAGGCGAAATTAAAAGAAAAGGCGATAAAGTATATTTCTATACTTATGGCTCATTAACAGTTAGGGATTACAATCCGAACGCAACAGCATTTAGCGGTCTTAATTATGAAGACCCACAAGGTGTTAAACAAGCACTTGTAGTTGACCAACAAAAATACATTGGTTTCTTGATTGATGATATACAAGAAGTACAAGCTAACATTGAGTTGGTAAATGGTTTTACAAACAGAATGGCAGTTGCTTTCTCTAACACAAAAGATAGCTACATTCATGGTTTAGCAGTAGCAGGTGCAGGAACAAAAATGAACTCTGAATCACCGGCTGAATTAACAAAATCAAATGTTTGGAAAACTATTTGTGATATGGCAGCAGTTTTAGGAAGAAAAAATGCTATAACAAAACAAGGATTAGACTATGCTGGTAAAAGACCTGCATTAGTTATTACTCCTGAATTTCAATCTTTGTTATGTCAAGCAGACCAATATTTTGCAAATGCTTTTGGTAATGAAGTATTGAGAAAAGGACAAATCGGACATATCGGTATGTTTGATGTATTCCTTGATACAAATATCGGAACTGACAAATCAGGTACTGGTACAGATGCAACTTACTCACAAACTATCGTTGCTTTAACTTCTGATGCTATCACATACGCAGAACAAATCACAAAAACTGAAAACTTAAGAGATAAAGAACAGTTTGGTGATTATGTTCGTCAACTTATGGTATATGGTGGTACAGTTGCTAACGCAGATTGTATTGTAACTAATAAAGTTACATTTGCTGGTTTATCATAATAAAACTGGGGGGAGTGGGGATTTATATATCCCCACTTTTTTAATAATGAAAGCAATAGTATTAACTTATGCAGAATTAAATAAAGAAGAAGAAAAGCTATTAAAAGAAACAGATGTATTTAAGATAGCATGTAATGCACATTGTCCTGAGTTAAAGCCTAATATAAGGTTATGTGCTGATAACATTGTAGATAAATGTTTAGCATGTGATACATGTGATGTTTTAAGTGTTGATTATGATGCAAGTGTAGAAACTGATAGGGTTATAAGGGTTGCAACATTACCGAGATTACATTCAAGTTTATTATATTGTACTGAGTGGTTAATCTTAAAAGGATATGATAATATATTATTAGTAGCGAATAATTTATTTGCGACAGGAAATACAATAAAAAAAAGTTTTCAAGAATTAAACAAACAAGGAATAAATGAACTTAAAAAGTGTGCATATATATACAAATATTCTAAAGAAGGAGTGTTTGATATGCCAACGGTAAGTATAGAGGAGTTTTTAAATATGGAAGAAAACACAGAATTTATGCCATTAACAGAGGAAGATAAGCTGTTAGGCAGAACAACACCGAGAAAAAAGACAATACTTGAGAAACAAGCGTTAAGTGAAGCATATCAATATGAAATATGCACAATAGGGCTTAATAATGCTAGTATTGTTGGTGGAAACATAATTGACAGTATATTATCTTTTGAAAATAAACAGAAACTTATGTCAGGTGTTGAAGAAATTGAATGTAATGGATTTAGGATTAAAAGAATAACAAGCTGTGTTATTGAGGAGAAAAAACATGAGGAAAAGCCTGTTGTTGTTAAAAAGAAAAAAACGAGGACTAAATAATGGGAAAGACTTTTGACCAAAGTTTAATAGATACAGCTACGATACCAATGTCGATGATTGACCCTGATGATATGGCTGACACTTCGAGTGAAGAATTTTTGGGTCTTAGACGTGTCCAGCAGGGTTGTCATAGTGAGTTAATTAATAAAGAGGAGTTTCCTTTTCAGATATTTTCAAAAACGCTTACATTGACCGCTGGTGTTGGCTCATATAGTTTACCTGCTGGGAAGATAAAAGAGGTATATATAGCAGGTAATAGTAAACCGTTGACTTATGTTGATGATTATAGGAAATTGCCTGATAATGTGGCAAGTACCCCGAGATATTATGCTATTAAACCCAATCCTGAGAAATTAATGTTTTGTCCTGCACCTGATAGGACTATTGAAGCAAGTATTGATTATATTGATACAAGAAGTGTAATTAATACTGATGGTTCTTATGGATATGAAATAACAATAGGCTCAACATTAAGGATGCCTGAAAGAATACAATATTTATATTTTGATGCTTTAGAGTATTATGTATTGGCAACAAATATGAGGAAGCAAAGTAATCCAAGATGGCAGCCAACATTAGAGATATTTAAAGAAAGATGGCAAATTTTCTTAAATAGTTGTAAAAAAACAGATAGTGAAACATATTTTGTAATATAGGATAGATAAATGGCAAGTTTTCCAACACCACAAAACATAATATATCATACATTTAAGGGTATAAGGACACGTAATGGTGTAGTAAGTAACGGGCAAATGTCCGCAACTGAATGTCAAAATATTGACTTTATACCTAATACTGTAAATGGTGATATTCAAATAAGGACAACATTAGGTAATTCTTTAGTTGATGAATATGAAAATTATAAGATAATTAAAGGGTTTTCTTCTGAGCAAGAAGGCACAGACCATATGTTGCTTTATGTTGAAGATGAGTTAAAAGGCAGGTTGGTTGAATACAATACTATTACTAAAGAATTTGTTACACTAATAGATAATTTAACTGTAACAGGTCAAGCAAATGGAATAACAATGGTAAGTACGGCTTATGATGTGTTTGTATTTACTAACGGAGTTGATTATTATTCTGTTCAATTATATCCTTCAACAGTAACAACTAAGTTAGAGCCAAAGTATGATTATGACGGTGATGGTGTATTAGAAGATGTTACAGGATTAGCAATATGTGAACAAAGTGGTTCACTTGTTATAGGCAGTGATAAAGGTTATGTTATAGCTTCGAGAAAGGGTGATATTGAGGACTGGGATTATGCAGTAAGTTCTGATGATGAGAATAAACCCTGGTATCAGATATTTGGTAAGTCCGTAACCGCTGTTGTAACATATATTGATAGTTTGTTGGTATTTACGGAAGAAGATAGTACGGCATTAATAGGTAATCCGTCTATTGCAACAGGCTTTGAGCGTACAAGTGCATCACTTGGCGGTTGTATGTCTTTTGAAAGTTGGGTAAAACACGATAAATATTTATTTTTCTATGATAATAGACAAAAGAATATTTATTATTACATGCAAAATAATTTTGGGCAAAAAATATTAGGACAGCCACTTGCACCGGAAGTACAGTTATTTTTTGATAATGTAACAAAACTTCAAATGGTAAGTTATATTGGAGAAAATAAAAATGAAATATGGATATTAGCTAATGATTTTATTTTAATCTATGATTATTTTGTTAGTGAGTGGACAGAGAGAAAATGTCAGCCGATAAGTAGTTATTTTGTTTATGATAACAAGATATTTTCAACTACGGAAGAAGGCAAATTATTAAGGGAGAAGGTTGGGGATTTTTGTGTTTTTGATGGAAAATATTATAATTCAAAATATACAACACAGGTTATAAATTTAGGTTCATATTCAAACTTAAAAGAAATGGAGATACAGCCGTTATTTACAGTAACACAAAGTATGAACAATAAGTTTTGGTTACACGTTAATATTAATGGTAAAAAAGTTAAATCAAAGTTGTGTGAAATGTTTTCAAAGGGCGGTATATGGGGAGATGATACAGATATAGTAACTTTGCCTGAAAATGAAACTTGGAATAATGCAGTATTTGCAGCAGATAATGAAAGTGTTACACAACAGATTAAAGGTAAATTTGTGTCTAATTTCTATTATATAAACTTCATTATAGAAACGGTAGAAATGGGGCAAGATTTTAATATAATGATGATGGAATTAAAAGGCATCACACAAGAAACTGATACGACAGGTAGGAAATAATGATAGTCGATAGATGCAAAGATATAGAAGAATTTAAAATATTTTACGAGAAGTATGCTAACGAACGTATAGATACTGTTGAAAATGTTTTAAGTTTACCTCATTTTTGTTTTTATGATGAAAAAACAGAAGAATTATTAGGTTGTATTTATCTTGAAATGGATAATGGTTTGTTATGTTTAAGTGGTTTTTCTAAACATAAACAAATGGATAAAGTAATTGAAGCTATAACTTGGGTAAGTAATTTTATGCACTTGGATAATTTATATTCACATACTAATAAAAAGTGTGCTAAAATAGTATTATTAAAGTGTGGCTTTAAAAAAATTAACGATGAATTATTTTTAAGAAAGGCTTTCTAATATGGGAAAAGGTAAATCAGTATCAACAGAAGTTCCGACAACTAAAACAGATATGGGGATGTTTGGTTCTGCAACAACAGGATATGGTGGTAGCACATTTAATCCGACAGATTTTCAAAGAGATTTTACAGGATTAACTGAAACCGGTGCATTACAGGCACAAAAGGCATTAAATGATAGAACAATAGCACAAGAAGCAGTAGATGCTATGAACAATCAGTATCAAACTGATTTTAGAAATCAGTTGTTAAATCCTGCGTTGAGTAAAAACTGGTTAAGAGGCTCAACCGCACAAGACGTTGCTAATATTGCTAACCAAGATTATTTGAATAGACGTTATCAACTTGTTAATGATGAAATGGCACGTCAACAAAGTTTATTAGCAAGTGCATTACAAGGTTACAATAATATGTTTGATATTGCAAATGCAATAACTAATTCAAGTAATGCGTTAAATGCTCAAATTGCAGGATATAAACAAGCAGGTGAAATTGCTAATCAACAAGCACAATTGGCACAAATGCAAGCACTAAGTAATATGATTGGTCAAGGTATTGGTGCTGCTGGTAGTATTGCGGGTGGTGGCTTAAGTGGTGCTGCTATGGGCAAAACTCTTGCAGCTACTAAAAACCTTCAATAAGGAGATGTTATGGGATTAAATAATCTTTTAAATTCAACATATATACCACAATTTGACGAATGGTCAAACAAATATGGTTATGACAATTTGGCTAATGCTTTAACTCAAGGTTTGAATTTAGGCAATAAAGATATTGCAGAATGGCAACGATTAAACAATATTAGAATACCGCAGACAAATGCTGATATTGGCTTGGCACAAGCAGGTTTATTTAATTTACCGAACGAACCACAAGCAAACAATCAACCGGTTTTTGAAATGGGTTTAAATAAACAACCAGGTGTATTAGATAATATGTTAATGGGTTATCGTGATAATTATAATAATCCGATAGGGCAAACAAGTTTACCTGCACAAAAAAATTGGGCTACAAGAATTGGGGAAGGCTTAGGAACGATAGGCAGATTTGTTGATAGTCCTTTAGGTAGAGGATTAATTGGTGCAGGTCTTATGGCTGCTGTTGGCGGTAATCCTGCTTATGCTATTGGTACAGGTTTAACAGCAGGTGTTGGTAGACAAAATGCTATGACAGCGGATAAATTATATAGAAATCAATTAAAACAATATGGTTATACTGATGAAGATTTGGCAGATATTAAAGGCAATATTACTTCTGATATTTATAAAAACTTAACAACAAATATATACAGAAACAAACAATTAGAAGCAAAATTAGCTATTGCAAATGCTAAAGATAATAGTACAAAAGCAAAAATGATTTTAGACGGTTACAAGAATGGTTCATTGTCAGAAGCTGATGTAATTCAATCACTTGCAACTTATGGTATAACACTTAATGATTTACAAGAAAGTAATGAAACTAAGAAAACTAATTCACAAGTTGAATTAAATCAAGCAAAAACTGAAAAAACAAAAGCAGAAACAGGACAAGTAGGTAAACCAAAAGTTACTATAAATATTAAAAAAGGCGGCACAAAGAGTGTTATAGAGCATGTTGGGGGAAATTCAGCACAACAAGAGAGACCAACTAAAAAAACTTCACAGGGAAGTGGCTTAAAATTTGTGGGAGTTAGAAATAAATAATGCCTATTTATGATTATGAATACAATGGCAAAATATATTCATTTGAAAGTGATGAACAACCGAATGAACAAGAGGTAATGGACTTTATAACAAGTTATAAAGAACCCAAACCTGCTGTTAAAGAAACACCACAAGTTGAACAACCTGTTTTACAGGGTGGAGTAAAAAAAGTATCAGAAGATAATCCTTATGCTGATATTGTAAACAATCCTGACTTGACACCCGAGCAAATGGCAGAGCAGATACAGGCACGTGGTGAACAGGAAAGACGTGATTTAGATTGGGAATTAGCAAAGTATAAAACCAAATCAAGGGCTGGATTAGGTTTACAATTATTATCTGCGACACCTGGTCTTAATGTTCTTGGTAGCGGTGCGTTATTTGGGTTAGGACAGTCTTTGATAGATGATAAAAATTTACTTGATACTGTTAAACAAACAGGTCTTTATGCAGCAGGTGCAAAAGTTGGTGAACTTGGATTAAGAGGGCTTGGCAGATTAGCACAAACAAAACCGGCACAGGCAGCATTTGAAGCTATTGCACAATCACCAGTTGGCAAAAAAGCAAAAGAAGTTGGTGAAAAAATTGCAAGTAGTAAACCAGTAAAAAATGTTTCTGAGTTTTTATTAAAACCAAGAGGAATTGCTAAAGAAACAAATTATTATAATAATGCCATTGAAGAATTAAAAAGAAATCCAAATATTATAAATGATGAAAGTTTTTATCAAAATGTTGATAAAATGACAGATGAAGAACAAGCATTGTTTTATGATGAAGTTAATAAAATTGAAAAAAACTTATCTTTAAAACAAGAATATAATAATAATATTAAAGAAATAGAAAAAATAAAAAAAGAAATAAAAGAACTTGAAAAAGAAGAAATGCCCAAAGAAATTCAAAAAGAAGGTTTTGAAGAAATAAAAAATCGTAAACTAATGGCAAGACGAGTTTTAGAAGCAGCAACAGGCAAAAAATATAATAAAAGGACAGCTTTTTCTAAGAATGGTGAGAAAAATATTAATGAAGCAAGAAGTATGGATAGAATAGAAGCAAATCATCCTGAACTTTTTGAAGAAGCAGGTTATTATAATATTACAGATGAAGAAGCTATTGAACGTGCATATAAAGAATTGGCTGAACCACAAGGAAGTTTAGTTCAAAAAGCATGGTTAAATGATAAAGATAATGAATTAAGTTCTTTACATCAATACTTAGATGATTTAATAGAAAAAAATAAACAATTAAAATTAGAACAACCAAAAACACTTCAAGGTGAAACCAAACCAAGAAAGTTACCACAATCAGTGTTAAAGGCAGAAGGCACTCCCAAAGAAGTTAAAGAAATTATTAAAAATGATTTGCCACAATATCAAGTTTTACATAATAATGAATTAACTGCACGTGCAATACAAGAAGTTGAACAAGATTTTGATAATGAATTATCAAGATTAACAGGTGCAAAAGAATTTGAAGCACTTGATTATGAAAAATCAAGACAAATAGCAAAAAGATTGTTTGCTAATGGCAGACATCAAGAAGCCGTAAACCTTATGGATAATGTTGCAGAAAATGCAACTAAAAAAGGACAAGCAATACAAGCACTTTCTTTATGGTCTAATATGACACCTGAAGGTGCAGTTTATAAAGCAGAAAAACTTGTAAAAGAATTTAATAAGAAAAATCCTAAAAAACAAGTAAAACTTACAGATGAAAACATAAATAATATCATGCAGTTGCAAAATGATGTATTAAATGCAACAGATGATGTAGTTAAAACACAAAATATGGCAAAAACTGCTAAATATATTTCTGAATTAGTACCAGCTAATTTTGCTAAAAAATTAAAAGCATATAGAAATATATCTTTGTTGTTAAATCCTAAAACATTAGGAAGAAATATTATTGGTAACGTATTATTTAACACTGTTGATACAGTTGCTAAAGGCTTGGCTGTTCCTATTGATAAGGCAATAGGACTTGTAACAAAAAAACAAACAAGAGTTGCACCACAATTAAAAGAATTATTTAAAGGTGGAGTTGAAGGTGCTAAAACAGGATATAAAGAAGCATTAGAAGGTATTGACACAAGAGGTTTAGGACAAAGATTTGATTTAGGAAGCGGCAGAACTTTTGAAAGCCCTGTTGGTAGATTTTTTGAAACAGGATTGGACATAGGTCTAAGAGTACCTGATAGAATACAATATGAAGCGACATTTGCAGAAAGTGTTGCTAATATGACAAAAGCACAAGGACTTAAAAAACCAACACAAGAAATATTAGAACAAGCTGAACGTGAGGCACTAGAAAGTGTTTTCCAAAATGAAAGTGCTTTATCAGATTTGACGTTAGGTTTAAGAAAAGGCTTAAACAAAATTGGTACAAAAGATTTTGGTCTTGGTGATTTATTGATACCTTATGCTCAAACCCCTGCTAACTTGGCACAACAAGGTATAAATTATTCACCTTTGGGTTTGGTTAAAGCAATAACAAGTGGCGACCAACGTCAAGCAAGTTTAGATATAGCAAGAGCCTTATTAGGCTCAGGAATAATATACGGTGGATATACTCTTGGTAAAAAAGGTTTGGCGACACCTTCACAATTTGATGAAAATTACTTTACAAATAGAGATATAAAAAATAATTTACAAGTATTAGGAATAAGACCCGACCAAATTGGTGATATATGGTATGCACCATTTCAACCGGCTAGTATTCCATTATCTGTTGGTATAGCAAGTGCTTATGGTGAAAATCCTTTACAAGCAGGAACAAATACATTACTTGATTTACCATTTATGACAAGTGTTTCAAGAGCCGTTTCAGATGTTAAAGATAAAGGGGTTGGTGAAGCAACATTAAACTTTGCTGGTTCAGTACCATCACAATTTGTACCAACAGGATTAAGCCAAGTTGCACAAGTTATTGACCCATATCAAAGAGAAACACTTGCAAGTAACAAATTATTACAAGGTGTTAATCAAGCCATTGGTAAGGTTCCTTTTGCAAGTAAAACATTACCTGAAAAGATTGATGTGACAGGTAAACCTATTGAAAGATATTCAACAGACGGTGCAAGAAAATTGTTTGATATTTTCTTAAACCCAACTTTTATAAATGAAAAAACAGATGACCCTATTATATCTGAATTAAAAATGTTGTATAATAATACTAACGAAACCAAACAATTTTTATTAACGGCAGATAAATCTTTAAAAAGAGTTAAAGATGAAAACGGCAAGAATTTAAAATTGACAGGCAAACAATTATCAGAATATCAAAAAGCATTGGGAGAAAAAACTTACGAAGAATTTGATTATTTAATGGGTTCAGATGAGTATAATAATGCAGATGATGAAACAAAAGTAAAAATGCTCAATGATAAAAGAAATGCTGTTAAACAATTAGTTGAATATGAAATGTTTGGAACACCTATAAGTAAACAATATGTAAATAAAGTTAATAATCTATATATTAAGGAGTAACCTCATGGCAATAAGACCAGCGTTAAGGACTGCGGTGGCAGGGAATAAGATAAAAGCAAGTGAATATAACGACAACTTTACTGACATGCTCAATTACTTAGATGATGTAGTTGATGATATGGAAGATTATGTAGCAAGTTATATGCCGACACAAACAGGGCAAGGCGGCAAGTATTTATCGACTAATGGTACAAGTGCAACTTGGACAGATATAATGCCGACTTTGGCAAGTTTGCCTTCTGCTGATGTTATAAGCGGATTAGTAATAACTAAAAATTCAAGTTCACCTAACGATACGATAGATGTTTCATCAGGTTCTTGTTTTGATAGTACAAAAGTAAAAATACTTGAATTACAATCTGCAAAGACAAAACAAAATGATAGTCAGGCAGTAAATACAACATATTATGTTTATTTGATAGCAAAGAGTGATTTGTCAGCTTATGATATATTAATAACAACTGTTTCAAGTTCACCGACATTGCCTACAAATTATACTTATTATAGACAGATAGGCAGTTATTCAACAAATGGTGAGGCTTATATTGATGAAATATATAATTATTCTAATGATGCAAGTATAAGTTCAAGTTTTTATCCTGATTATTCGACAAGTGTATCAATATCATCTTTCCCATATACATTTACAAGTAATGGATGGGTAAGATTGTTCATTGGTGTTGGAGCAACAAGCAGCCAAGGTGAATCCACTTTCTATATCAATGGTATATCCGTTCGTTCTTTTAACGCAGGCAACGCAGGTGTTTCGGATGACTGTTGGCTACTAGTAAAAAGTGGCGATGTTTTAACATATTCAACAGGACATTATACATACGGTCTTTCTGTTAGTTTTTACAAGTTTAGAGGAGCTTAATAATGTTTTATAGAATTAGAGAAAATGAATTATTAGACTATGCAGATTTCCAATATGCAAATGATTGTTTAGAAACTGATATAATAACACAAACAGAATTAACCGAACATCCTAACAAAGTTATTATTCAAGATGATGTATTGGTTTTAAATCCCAACTACGAACAAGAGGAAGCTGAAAAGGAAGCTGAAAGAGTAGGTAACTTAACTTGTACAAAGAGAGTGTTTGTTTTGATGCTTGAACAATTAGGGTTTGATTACTTTGAGCAAATAGAGCCACTCATAAACGCAAATAGACAAGCAAAACTTGAATGGGAACTTTGTGTTGAACTGCAACGTAAAAACCCGTTATTGGACACTGTGGCTTCGGAAATTGGTGTTACTTCCAAACAGTTAGATGATTTATTTAAGTTTGCCAATGGTGAGATTACTCAACAAGAATTTATAGGAGCATAAAATGGCTATATATCAAAATGGAAAAAACTTATGGTTATATCAAGGTGATACCGGTAACATATTGTTTTCAGGATTACCTATGGATAAAGCCTACACTGTTTACATGTCTATCTTTGATGAAGATGGTGAAAAGATTATTAAGGAAATAACAGCTACAAGTTTTAACCAAGCAACAGGGGTTGCTACATTTGTTGTTGATGAAGATGCAAGTAACTCTTTACAGGTAGGAGAGTTTACTTATGCGTTAAAGATATGTTCTGATGGTTCAGAAGATACTGTGATACCTGAAACTAAACTTGAAGATGGTGTTTATTCTCAGGAAGCAGCACCATCATTTATAGTTTATCCAAAGAGGGTTGAAGGTGACTAATGCCAATAGAAGTTAGTACAAATGTTAATAATGTTGCAAATATACAGGTGTCAACCACATCACAAGAAACACCTGAGATAACAGTACAAGTGCCTGAGGCTATTGTAAGTGTTGATACAACTGTATTACTCGGACCGAAAGGAAACAAGGGCGATAAGGGTGACAAGGGTGACAAGGGCGATAAAGGTGATAAGGGTGACAAGGGTGACCCGGGTATACCGGGTTCCGGTGCTGTGTATAGTGTTAATTCTAAGGTCGGAGATGTAGTATTGACTGCACAAGATGTTGATGCATTATCAAACACAACAACGGCTTCTGATATAGGTGGACAGGAAACACTTGTTTCAGGTACTAATATTAAAACCATAAACAACACATCTTTATTAGGTAGTGGAGATTTAGAAATAAAATCTGCTCCTGATATAGATGGAGAAACTATTACTAAAAATGGTGATGATGAATTACAGACAGTAGCAGTTATTGATAACCGTAGTGGTAGTGCAATAAAGACTTGGACAGGTACAAAAGAACAATATGATGCTATTGTAGCAAAAGATAGTAACACTCTTTATAATATAACTGATGATACAAATGTTACCCAAACATTATTAAATTTACTTTATCCTGTTGGCGCAATATATATAGGTACAATGGCAACGTGTCCATTAGCAGTTTTAGGCATTGGCACTTGGGTATTAAAAGCTACTGATAGAGTTTTACAAGGTGCAGGAACAAATACAGCCGGTGATACAGTTGAAGCAGGGTTACCTAATATTACAGGATTAGTTGATTTTGGCTATGGAAATGCTGGAAGTGACCCATATAACGCAGACGGTGCATTTTACTTAACAGACCTAACAACAAGATTTGGAAGAAGTCCCGACTCCAATGACGGATATGGTCGAGTTAATTTTGATGCTTCTCATTCAAGTTCTATCTACGGCAACTCCGACACAGTACAACCGCCCGCTTATGTAGTAAATATATGGGAAAGGACAGCATAAAATGACAGTATATCTAGGAACAGATTTAATAGCAGGCGTAACAACTACTGTTGATAAATCAGAAAGAATAGGACAGATTATACAGAGTACAATCCCATTGACAGATGCAGGAGTGCATTTGCTTGACGGTTCATTAATACAAGGCGGTGGAATATATGATGATTTTGTAACCTATATTTCAAATCTTGATACAAGTGCAGATTATTTTTGCACAGAGGCTGATTGGCAAACGTCAGTAACTAATTATGGTTCTTGCGATAAATACGTTTATGATGATGTAAATAATACAGTAAGAATACCAAAAAGAACAAGCGAACACGGTGCATTAATTAAGTCGTATTCTAGCGGTACTGATTGGTATAGAATATATCAAGACGGTTGGTGCGAACAAGGTGGTTATATCCCAGCATCAAGTGCAACTCAGCTAGACGTACAGGTTAGTTTTTTAAAGCAGTTTGCAGATACAAATTATTCTTTTATCCAACAAAAGAACCTAACGAGCAATGGTACTGTTTCAGGTTATTTTTTAGCAACAAACAATAAAACTACATCAAGTATATATATTTGGAACAATCAAAGTTATATTTTAGGTACATACTGGCAAGCCTGTGGATATATAGATATATCCGACTATCAATACTCACCTATTTATGAATATTTAGTCATTGCAACTTCAACCAAAACCGAAATAGAAGTTGATATTGATGAAATTGCAACCGATTTGAACGGTAAGGTTAGTAAAGCTGATTGCTCAACTATTTACCCTGTTATATCAACATACGTTAACGGAACTTCTTGGTATAGAATTTATTCCGATGGTTGGTGTGAACAAGGGGGAGAAATTGGAACAGGTACAACAACAGTAACATTCCTTAAAACATTCGCTAGCATTCCGTTATGTTGGACACTATGTGATATTGCAACCAATCAAAACGCATCAGGTGCAACAGCTACAACAACAGGATTAACTTTTTCCAGTTATTCCGTAGCAAGCAGAAAATGGCAAGCATCAGGATATCTTGCGGAAGAGGAAGAATAATGAAAGCGTTAAAACAGACGGTCAGACATTATTATAAATATACAACACCAAATTTAACTCTTGCAGGAAGTCCAACAGTAAGTGACGGAATAATAAGTGGTTTTAGTAATTCTAATTATGTTTTATTTCCTAACAGCATTACATTAGGAACAAGCAATTTTGAGCTTGTATTTAAAGTTAAACCCGAAGGCACAGGACAAACTATTCCTTTTGCACAAACAAATGTGCAATTTAGTACATCGTTGCTTGTAACGGCAAGTACAATTTATTTTAGAGCAAGGAACAATTCGGGCAACGCTTTTGCTTTTAGAGTAACTCCTTCTGCGGCTTTAAGCACAACTTCCTTTACATACATAAAAATAACAAGGAAAGGAAATGACTTTGATATTTCAATAAAAGGGGAAAGCGACGAAGCTTATTCAAGCATAAGCACATTTACAAGTTCTGCATCAATACAAAGTGTAACAAATATGGGTGGCTATAACGATACAGGGCTTGGTTGGCAAACAGGAAATGGCTCAATAGATTTAAACGAAAGTTATATAAAGATAAATGGCGAAGTTGTTTGGCAAGGAATGAATTATTTAGAAAGCACATCATCAGACTATGACTTTTATGAAGATAAAGACGTTTACAAAGCAGTTTTAAATGAGGGTTCAACAACCTATAGCGCATTTAATATTTAAGGAGTAATTATGGAACTAAAACAAGCACTTGAAAAACCTTATACAGAACAAGAAAGAACGAACTTTATTGTTTATTACAATCATCAACTGGGCTATGAAATCAGAGAAACAGAAATTGCTCTTGAAGCTTGGGGATATACACAAGAGGAGTTAGACCAACAAGAAGCTGAAAGGATAGCTAAACTCCATTTAACACGTGGGGATGTATTTAGAGCATTACTTCTTGCTAAAGGTGTTACAAGAACAATGATAAGGTCAATTATTGAAACAATGCCAGTTAGCACGGAAGAAGAAATTATTGCAAAAGAAATGGCTTTAATAGATTTTGATGAGGCATTAGAATTTTATCGTGGTGTTGCTTTGATTGATACTGTCGGAGAACAGTTAGGTATAACTCCCGAACAGATGACAAAATTCTTTGAAACAAACGATTATCACGAATTAATAACAGAGTAATAAAAGGAGAATAAAATGGCAAGAGTATTATTAACAGACAGTCAATGGGTAGATTTAGCTACAAAGACGACATTAGATGATGGCACAACATATTGGTTACAAGCAAATGCTTCACCTGATATGACACCAACAGAAATTTATTTATCATTATCAGAACCGGCAGATTTAAAAGATGGTATAATAGGACATGATTTTAAATTCAAATACACAGGTAGTTCTGTTTATGTTCGTTCAAAAACAGGCAGCACTTCACTTAAAGTAGAGGAGATTGCATAATGATAGAAGGAATTGATTACATTGATTTAACCAAGCCCGCCTCAGGCGGAGGAGGTGGCGGAACAGATAGCTATTCCGATTTAACAAACAAACCTAAAATTAACAGTACAACCCTTTCAGGAAACAAATCATCATCAGATTTAGGGTTGCAGGATGAATTAGTAAGCGGAACTAATATAAAAACTATTAACTCAACTTCATTATTAGGAAGTGGCAATATTGATACACCAACAACTGACGTTCAAATTGGTGGAACTTCTATCGTATCAAGCAATGTAGCAAACTTAACAAGCTCCAACCTAGCTATTCCAGTCAGAGCAATTGCCCCTGCTTGTACAACCATTACAGGCACAACGGCAACGATAACGGCAAACAGTACATACGCTTCGACTGTGAACAGTTCAGGTTGCGTTTTCACATTGACTACACCTACTGATTTAACAGTTTATAGTGGCTTCATTTTGCTTTTGGATACAACGAGCAGTGCAAGTGTAGCTTTCCAAACTGACGACAGTACCCCAGTAAGTGTTGTTATTAGTGGAAGTCCAACCCTAGCAACTGGCAAGAAGTACACAGTAACAGGACAATACTCAATTCTCAACAATGCTTGGGAGTTATGGATTATAGAATATAAGGCTTCATAGGGGGTTCTATGTCATATCTTTCAACAATGATACAAAATTTATTAAGACTTGCACAAAGTGAGGATACTTCCGAACCTTACTACGAAGTTCTGCA